TCGGACAATTTACTAGAGCAAGAAATGCTTCAGCACTAGACAGAATTAACGTGGCACGTTTAACAGCGTACCTAAGACGTCAATTAAGTCTACTTGCTAAACCGTTCTTGTTTGAACCAAACGATAAGATTACACGTGATGAGATCAAACAAGCGGCAGAAAGTTTAATGCTTGAACTAGTAGGACAAAGAGCATTATATGACTTCTTAGTAGTGTGTGATGAAACAAACAACACACCATCAAGAATTGATCGTAATGAACTTTATTTAGATATTGCTATTGAACCAGTTAAGAGTGTGGAATACATTTACATTCCATTACGCTTGAAGAACACAGGTGAGATTGCAACATTAGGTGCCCAATAATGGTGATAAATAAAATTATACAAGGAGCAAAATAAAATGGCAATTTCAAGTTTATCAAGATTTACGGTACCACTAGCAAGTGATCAATCAGCAGGCACTCAAGGTTTGTTGATGCCGAAACTAAAGTATCGCTTTAGAGTTTCTCTAGAGAACTTTGGTGCAGGTAGTCCTGTGGTGGAACTGACAAAACAAGTAATCGATGTAACTAGACCAAATGTGAACTTTGAGTCTATTGCAATTGATGTTTACAACTCAAAAGTTTACTATGCTGGCAAGCATACATGGCAACCAATTACTTTAACGGTGCGTGATGATGTTAACAACTCTGTTAACAAACTTGCAGGCGAGCAATTACAGAAACAATTTGATTTCTTTGAACAATCAAGTGCGGCTTCAGGTATCGATTATAAATTCAAAACTAGAATTGAAATTTTAGATGGTGGAAATGGTGCTAATGCTCCTAGCGTCCTTGAAACATTTGAATTAGTAGGTTGTTTTGTACAAGATATTAACTACAATCAGTTAACATATAGTGATTCAAATCCAGTTGATATTACAATGTCATTACAATATGACAATGCAATTCAAACTAATGGCGCTGGTCAACCAGATGGTATTGGTCAAGCAATTGGAAGAACTATCAGAACTTTAGCAACAGGCTAGTAGTACTATTAAAATTTAAGGTCGGAGACGTAAAAATCTCCGGCCTTTTTTTACGACTAAATAATAGTATGGCCAATAAATTTACAAAATTCTTAGGTAGTGTAGTAGACGGAATATTTGGTAGTCGCGGGGATATGAGCGATTATCAACACGCCGCAAGGTTGTTTACTGACGACTACATGAAACTGGCTCCAAAAGTCAAGTTTCTTTATCATGTTGTTTTTAATATTAATCAACAAGCAGTAAAGTCACCTGATGCAATTTTTAATAAAGCATTGCCTCAAGTAGAATGTGGTATGCTAGTTAAAGATGTAAAACTTCCAGGAGTGCAGGTTAATACAGAAGTTAAAAATCAATACGGAAAGAAAACAAATTTTCAAACAGCAGTTCAATATCAGCCAGTGACATTTACATTTCATGATGATAACAGAGGATTAACTGCCGCGTTATGGCGACAATATTTTCAAACATATTATCATGATAGTTTGTTTCCTACGGTATTAGAAAAACATAAACTATATAATCCACCAGAAGCAAGTTACATGAAGTTTGGTTATAGCAGTGATGTAAGTGTTAAATTTTTTAGAGACATCTCGATATATCAATTGTCTCAACATAAATTTCATGAATTTAAATTAATTAATCCTATTGTGTCAAGTTGGGATCCGCCAAACATGTCAGCAGGTGATAGTCAACCGGCAGAAAATCAAATGCAGGTTATCTATGAAGGTATTCAATATGGTTATGGATCCATAAGTGTTGATAATCCAGCAGGGTTTGCACAAATACATTATGATAGATCACCATCTCCTATACAAGCAGGTGGCGGAGGATTGTTCGGAGCCAATGGTGTAATTGCTGGTGGCTTAGATATCTTCGGTGACGTAATGAGCGGAGAAGCGTTTTCAAATCCTTTTGCACTTATCGGTACTGCAATTAAAGCAAAAAATGTTGCAGACAAAGCAGACCGTTTGTCAAGTGATAGTGTTAAGCAAGAGATTGCAGGTATCACGAAAAGAGCAATTTTTAATTCAACACAAGAAATTATGAATCAAAAAGGTGCTGATAAAATTGATGCAAATAAAGATGTACAAGCAAAAGAAAAAGGACAAAATCCTAATCAAATTGATACAGGATTGGGAACATCTACAACAAATCAACAAGCAGTAAATCCTTTACAAACACAAACATCAGGTGAATAATTATGGGAAACATTTATACTAATACTCCAGAAACAGCAGGCGGACAAAGTGTTAACAATAGTGCTAACGATACATTTAAGTTTTTCGAAGACTTTAATAAAAAAGCGTTAGAGTTTAAGTCAACCGATGTTGATGCTATTACTGGATTGTTTGAGAAAAAAGGTATGGGTCCGATTGCGGCAAGATCAACAGCATTCGCAGTTTTAAAACAATGTAAATTAGAAGGTGTTAATCCGTTTGATGCTATTGCTGAAATTAAAAATAATACTCAATTAGAATTAACCGATACGTTAGGTGAGATTTTAAATCTTAATCGTTTGAAAACAAGTGTGCTAGGAACAAAGGCACAACTTAACAGATCCGAATCAGTTTCAAGGAACATTTTACCATAATGAAGTTTGCTCAGGGAAAATATGAACTTAAAAACCCCGACAAATATATAGGAACAAAAACTCCAAGATATAGAAGTAGTTGGGAATGGCACTTTATGAAAATGTGCGATGAACATCCTGCTATTGCAAAGTGGGCAAGTGAAAGTATCAAGATACCATATCGTGATCCATTAACTGGAAAATACACAATTTATGTGCCTGATTTTTTTCTAGTCTATAGCAATAAAAAAGGAAAAACTAAAGCAGAGATTATTGAAATAAAACCTGATAATCAAACCATGCGTGAAAGTGTTGGAAAAAATCAATTCAATCAAGCACAATACGTAAAGAATAAAGCAAAATGGGAAGCGGCGGCGGCCTATGCAAAACAACATGGTATATTCTTTCGTGTTGTAACTGAAAAAGATTTATTCCACCAAGGCAAGAGGAGATAAGTAATATTATGACAAAGAAATTAGAAGAATTGCTAGAACTACCCGAAGTAGGTGAAATCATGGATCAGGTCGAAGAACCTAAAGAGGATGATAAAAAAGTAGAATCCAAAAAGCCTGATACTTCCAATTTGACTAGAAGCATGGCCGAGTTTGATAAAATTTCAGCGGCATTGCCTATGGTAAAAGGCTTAGGAGAACTAGCAGATAAAGAGTTAGACGAATTAGCAGACAAAGCCAAAGCAACATATGAAGACTTAATGGACTTAGGAATGAATGTAGAATCACGTTATGCAGGGCGTGTATTTGAAGTTGCTGTAAGCAGTTTAAGAAATGCAATCGATGCCAAAAGTGCTAAATTGGACAAAAAACTAAAAATGGTTGAATTACAACTTAAAAAACAGGCTATTGACCAAAAATCGGGCGATGCAGGCAATACTATTGACGCAGAAGGCGTTATTATAACCGATCGCAATGCCATTTTAGACAAGATTTTGAATAGGGATCAAGATAAATAAACGTATATAAAGGAAACATAGTTATGGTCGGATTTAAAAAATATCTAGCAGAAACAAGTAAACAATATGACTTTGTTATTAAAGTCGCAGGAGAACTTGACGAAAATTTCGAAGATAGTTTAGAAGTTGCACTTAAAAAGTTTGATGTTGCAAATCTATCGTCAGGTAAGAAAACACCAATTCAAAGTTTACCGTTAGATTTTCCACAACTATCAAATTGCGAAGTTACGGTTTATGAAACAACGCTAAATTATCCTTCAACACAAGATCATTTAAGACACTATCTTGCTAACGTATTAAATTTAAATCCAGAACATATTAGAGTACGTATGCCAGGTGAACCATATGAAGAATATCAAAAAGAAAAAGATGATAAACCATATGAAACAAAATTAACAGACGGTGAATATAAAGATGCACCTAAAGTTGATAAAGATGAATTAGTAGCAACTGAAAAAGGAAAAGAAACTTTCTTACAAAGTCTTGTTAAAGAGAAAAAAGAAAGATTCGACGGAGAAGAATAATGGCTAGTATTGAAATGATTGATGTATTAAAAAGACTAAGAGAGTTAGATGAAAAAAATCCTAACGTTCATACTGACGCAATCGAAAATACAGAAAAAGCAAACGGTGTTAAAGAGGCTAAAAAAGCAAAACCAGATTTTCTTGATGTAGATAAAGATGGTAACAAAAAAGAGCCTATGAAAAAAGCCATTAAAGATAAAAAAGAAAAAACTAACGAAGCAATTACAATTACTGCTAACTCTCCAGAAGATTTACCAATGCTTCAAAGAATTATGGCACTTGCTGGTATGCAAAAAGTATCGCCAGACATGATGCCACAAGATGATGCTCCGATAGTATCAATGAAACCAGATGATAGCATCAATGGTACACCATGCGGCGGCGATTATGAAAACGAGCCAGATGTACATCATGGCGATGTAGCAGATATTACTACACTTGCAGGCTTAACAGGTTTAAATGGAAGCAAACATCCTAAAGACATTAGAGTAAAAGATCCATCACCATATGAAGGATATGCTAATTCAATGGGAGATGAAAAAGAAGGCGAATGGTATAGCGATGATGAACTAGAAGATACATATGGTAAAACAGAACTTAAAAAATTACCACGTAAATTTTCTAAACAAGGCGACAATCCATTAGAAGGTCTCGAAGAAAGATTAAAAGGCGAATGGACAACATTTGTAAACGAAAAGAAATTATCTAAGCCAGAAGAAAAAACAAAAGAAAAATATGTTAAAGGCATGAAAAAAGCCAAAGGCGATTTTAAAAAGAGATACGGCGATGATGCAGAAGCGGTAATGTATGCAACTGCAACTAAAATGGCTAAAAAGAACGCATAATTTTTTAATCCTACTACCTTAGGATTGGGCCTCGCGGAAGCGGGGCTTTTTATTATCTAAAACATCATAGCACACCAAAATACCCAATAAATAATAGTATGGTACAAAATAGCAAGAGTCTTGATGGAGTACTAGTTAAAAAAGCACACTCCAAGACCAGATATACAGAAAAAGAAATTAAAGAGTTACAAGCCTGTGCAGATCCTGTTACGGGTGCAAAATTCTTTATGGATAATTTCTTTTATATCCAACATCCAACAAAAGGTAAGTTATTATTTGAACCATTTGAATTCCAAGAAAGACTTGTAGACTCATATCACAATCATAGATTCAATATTAATATGCTACCAAGACAAACAGGTAAGTCTACTACGGCGGCTGGTTATCTATTATGGTATGCTATGTTTAATCCAGATGTAACAATATTAATTGCGGCACACAAATATGCAGGTGCTCAGGAAATTATGCATCGTATTCGCTATGCTTATGAAGATTGTCCGGATCATATACGTTGTGGGGTTACATCTTATAATAAAGGATCAATGGAATTTGATAATGGCTCGCGTATTGTATCACAAACAACAACAGATAACACTGGTAGAGGTATGTCAATATCTTTACTATATTGTGATGAGTTTGCGTTTGTTAATCCTACTATTGCCAAAGAATTTTGGACTGCAATTTCTCCAACACTAGCAACAGGTGGTAAGGCGATTATTACTTCAACACCAAATAGTGATGAGGATCAGTTTGCACTTATATGGACAGAAGCAAATAAGCGATTTGATGAACACGGAAACGATACAGAAGTTGGTACAAATGGTTTCTTTGCTTTTACAGCACACTGGAGTGAACACCCTGATAGAGATGAAAAATGGGCAGAAGAAGAAAAATCACGTATTGGTGAAGAGCGTTTTAGGCGTGAACATGAATGCGAGTTTTTAATCTTTGATGAAACATTAATTAATAGTGTTAGACTTGCAGAATTGGAAGGCGAAGAACCGCTACGTAGATTAGGACAAACACGCTGGTATAAAGATTGTGATTCTAAGTACACGTATGTTGTTAGCATGGATCCTAGTTTAGGTACAGGAGGAGACTTTGCGGCTATTCAAGTATTTGAACTTCCTAGTTTTAAACAAGTAGCAGAATGGCAACATAATACAACTCCAATTCAAGGACAGGTAAGAATACTTGCAGAAATTACAAAAACTATTAAGGAACAATGCGAAGCAAAGGGTGCTCAGTTACCACAAGTTTATTACAGCATTGAAAATAACTCTATCGGTGAAGCGGCACTAGTAAGTGTTAAGGACTATGGAGAGGAAAACATATACGGTATGTTTTTAAGTGAACCTATTAGGAAAGGACATGTGCGTAAGTTTCGTAAAGGATTTAACACAACACACAAAACCAAAATGGGTGCTTGTGCTAAATTTAAGCATTTATTAGAAACACACAAACTGGAAATCAAAAGCAAACCACTAATATCAGAACTCAAGAACTATGTTGCACATGGTACTACATTTGGTGCTAAAACAGGCGAGCATGACGATTTAGTGTCAGCAACACTACTAAATGTGCGTATGCAACAGATATTAGCGGAATGGGATCCAGCAATTTACGAAAAAATGAAGGATATGGACACTGAATTGATAACTCCAATGCCGGTGTTTGTTTCTTTCTAATAGCATAAATAACATTATGAAGGGTTTAGATTCTATTTCAACTTCTCTTTTTGAGAAAATTAGATCGAGATTTCCACGTGTGGAAATGGGCGACGATACTGGTGCACCTACGCAAAATGAAAGTCAAGCACGTTTCTTTGATTTTGATTATGTAACAAACGGTGAAAACAAGGGTGCTGTATCTGTTTCTATTAAAGATTCTGATACATTAAAGATTTATTATAGCCAAGGTATGTTAGAAAATGTGTCTGAACAACAAGAAGATGAATGGTATGCATTTCTTAAGGAAATGCGATTTTTTGCTAAGAGGCACATGATGCAATTTGATACTAGAGATATTGCAAAAGCAAACTTAGACAAAAGAGATTATAATTATTTGGCAAACAAAAATGTTCAGGAGTCGGCAATGTACGGAACTACAAAATCTAGTTATGAGGAATTAGATAAGACGAAACTTATCGTAAGACATAAAAAAGAAATTAACGCAGAACAAACTGGTGCTAGAACAAGACATATTAGTTCGTTGTTTATTGAAAACGAAGCAGGTGAACGTTTTAAATATCCGTTTGCTCATTTAGCAGGCGCAAGAGCAATGGCACGTCATGTTGCTAACGGTGGTATTCCTCATGATGAATTAGGTAAACACATTATTGAAACTTCAGGTAACATTGCTAAACTTTCAGCATTCAAAAGATATGTTGGTAGAAAAGATTTTATGAATCAAACTTCAAGTGATATTATTGAAGGTGCTGAAGCAGAATTAAACGGTTTGAGAGAACATATTAAAAAATTACAAGGTCAAAAATATTATTCAGAATACAAAGAAAATTTCCAACCTTTAGAGTCAACTGATGACGAATTGGGAGAAGACATTGTAAATGATCTTACCAATGCCTTTACTATTCCTCAATTTAACAATGAATTGAGAGATATGTTCCCTCTATTACACAAAATACATCAAAAAAGAATTAGTGAAACAACACTTGATTTGGATGAAGTTGTAAAAGAAGAATCGCACAACAACGAAGAATACGAAACAGAATTTGAATTCACAGGTGATGACGGTGAAACAGGTATGGGATATCTTTACTACAAAGTAGTTAACGGTAAAGTAGATCCTAACTCATTAAGAGGTGAAGCAGAAGGTGATGGCAACAATAAACTAGACAACGAACTAGCAACTGCTGTTGTTCAACCAGATGGTCCGGATCATGAGTATGCAATGGATGCGGCACAAGATGACTACGATGATAAGATGGGTCAAAAAGAACTTTATTCACCAGAAGATGAATTTGAAGATTGGACAGAATCTGTTGTTGACGAAGCAATGGATAAACAGAAAATTTCTTTACTGAACAAACTAATAGGTCAACACTTTAGTGTAGGCCCAGACGCAACAAACGCTTTGTCAAGTTTAAAAGGTATCATTGATGATAAAGAACTTGACGATCAATTAAAAGCACTAGCAGAAAAAGATAGCGATGCTTGTGCAAGACCATTAATTTATGCTTACTTAGAAAAGAACGATCCAGAAGCATTAAACGACTTAGATTTCGGCGACATGAAGAAACCAGCAAAATATGACTCTGGTGATATTGATGCATTCAACGCTGAATCAGAAGAAGATGATACTACTGATACTACTGATGTTACTATTGGTAAAGATGGTGCTATGAAACTAGCAGGCGACAAAGAGCCTAAAGATGAAAAAGCATCAACTGAAGAGATCATTGAGTTTGTTCGCTCATTCTATGATAAAGAAACTGGAGCGTTTCCAAGAGGCGAAACTGGAGTGGTTATTTCCGCTCGTAAGCGTTTTGGTGATTCCGTAGGGGATCTAGTCGAGAAGTTTGTATCCAAACTTTCAGGTAAAAGGATAGAACTTGCTGACGACGAGGAAGTAGAAGAAGGTAGCATTAAGTATATGCACAGCCTAAAAGCCAAAGGACATTCCGAAGAGGAAATTGCTAAAGAACTTAATATGGATCCTGAAGAAGTTCGTAAAGCATTGGCTAAAACTAATGAAGACGGTGAAGAAAAAGACAACCAAGGCTTTAGTGATAAAGAAATTAAAATGGCGTTTGGTGTTTTAAATGATCCAAGATTCAAGGGCGGTAACTATTCTGGAGCAGTCGATGTAATTGAAAAGATTGCTAAAGGATTATCCAAACACCCTAGCGTGGCAAAGGCATTACTAAGAACAAACGAAGATCTTGAGTACATCAAAAGTAAATTGGCAAAATTAATTAAGTAATTTCAGAATTTATAGTTGACTTTGTAACAGAAGGTAACTATAATATAGATATGTTGTTAGAAAAACATATCGACAACAGGCACAAACATTAAAGGCAAAAAAGGAGGCTTATTATGGCAACATTAGCAGAAATACGTGCAAAACTACGTGAACAAGAAGATCGCAAAGGCGGTGGTTCACAAAACAGCGGCGGCGACAACGCAATTTACCCACATTGGAATATGGCAGAAGGTACTGAAGCAGTATTACGTTTCTTACCAGACGCTGATCAAAACAACGTGTTCTTTTGGAAAGAACGTTTGATGATCAAACTTCCATTTGCGGGAATCAAAGGTCAAACGGATTCACGTCCGGTTACCGTTAACGTTCCTTGTATGGAAATGTATGGTGAAACTTGCCCAGTACTTTCAGAAGTACGTGGTTGGTTTAAAGATCCTGCATTAGAAGACCAAGGACGTAAGTATTGGAAAAAGCGTTCATACATTTTCCAAGGCTTTGTGGCAGACGATCCACTAAACGAAGAAAACAAACCAGAAAATCCAATTAGACGTTTTATTATTGGTCCACAAATTTTCCAAATCATTAAGGGTGCATTAATGGATCCTGAGATGGAAGATCTTCCTACAGATTATGTAAGAGGTGTAGACTTTAGAATTAAGAAAACATCTAAAGGAGGTTATGCTGATTATTCAACATCAACATGGTCACGTAGAGAACGTGCTCTAACTGATGAAGAAAAAGCGGCAGTTGACTCACATGGTTTGCATAACTTAGATGATTTCTTACCTAAGAAACCAAGTGAAGTTGAAGTTAAAGTTATTCAAGAGATGTTTGAAGCATCTGTTGATGGCGAAGCATATGATCCACAACGTTGGGGTCAGTACTTTCGTGCTCCAGGCATGAGTGCTCCAACTGGTGATCCAAATAGTGCGAAACCTGCGGCACCAATCGCAGAAACTACAACTGCACCAACACCAATGACTCCAAAAGAGGAAGATGCGACTGCGGGTGTTGTTCGTAAAGAAGACGGCTCTGCTGTATCAATTACGGATACGACCGAAGATAAACCATCAAGTGAACGTGCTCAGGACATTTTAAAAATGATCCGTGACCGTCAATCTTAATAAGGAGTAAACAATGGCGAAACCATTTGACGTTAGTAAATTTCGTAAGACTCTAACCAAAAGCATTACAGGCCTTGGTATGGGTTTTAACGATCCTACTGACTGGGTTTCGACTGGTAATTACGCATTAAATCATCTTATCAGTGGTGACTTCCATAAAGGAGTACCACTTGGTAAGGTGACCGTATTTGCCGGCGAATCTGGTGCAGGTAAATCTTACTTCGCTAGTGGAAATATTGTGAAAGCCGCACAGGATC